AATAAATCTTGACGCCCCAAGTTACATCTTTTAGCCCAAAGAGAATAAGTCCATGTTCTTTGATTACCAGCCGCACCAGGAGTATAGGACAAATACGCACTATCACCATCGTTTAACCGCAGTGAGTTACTTATTGGAAAGTTATAAAACCCACCAGTACTTGGATTAGCCATCCACGCTGTTGAACCAAAAGGACCACTCATTATGATGCTTCCGCAAAGGCTAGTTGTGGTGCGCCAAGACATACTTTTCCTGCTGCAATTACAACGTAAGGAACAATGTCTATAGAGTTAGCGGCAGTACTAAGTACTATAACATCCCCTCCTGCACAAAAATACTGATTACCTACAGACAGAACTCTTGAGCCTGTACCATCTTGTATGAAAGATATAAAGCCTGACTGTCCTATGTTTTCAGTAGTAGGGTTAACAAGGGTTGTGTTACCTGTCAAGGTAAGTACAAAGTTTTGATTAGCTGTATAGTCTAGTGTCACGTTGCCTGTGTTACTTGTATCCGTATCTGTCTTCGCAACAGCACTACCTGCTACAGTAAGTGTAGCCGTTGCAGTTGCTGTACCAATAGCTACCTTGTCGTTTCCACCATCAACAAATACCATATTAGCATTGCCGTTTGATTCAACACGGAAGTCTACATCAGCAGACCCCTCGTTAAATACTGCACCACCATTAGATGTTAGAACGCCTGTAACTAAGGCAGTAGTTGCCATGTTTACTGCACCATCAATATCTACAACGTCTAAGTTAGCAGTACCGTCTACGTCTATGTCGCCTGAGATGTCTAGTGCTGTACCTATCAGTGTTTGTGTAAGTGTTATTTGACCATTTGAAGCTATAGTCATAGCATCTACATCTGATGCAGACCCAATAGTTTTTCCATCTCCAATGATTATATCGTCAGTAAACGTAGCAATACCCGTTACAGCTAATGTACTAGCTATATCTACAGCACCAGATATATCTAGTGTAGCTGCGTCAAGTTCTCCAGTAATAGTTAAGTTTCTTACACCTGTGTAATCTTTATTAGAGTCTAGTATAACTGCTTTACTTGCAACGGCTGTACCTACGGCTGTACTACCTATGTCTAATGCATTTAACTCACCAACAACGGCTGTTATACCGTCTAGTGCGTTTAACTCTTCAGGTGTAGATGTAACAGCAGTATTACTTGCTGCAGCTAATACAGGAACTGTACCACTTTGATTAGGTAGATTAATAGTCCTATCTGCTGTAGGATCTACAATTGTTAGTGTGGTTTCGTGGGCATCTGCTGTTGCACCTTCAAAGACAATAGCATTTTCTGCTTCCATTGTAACAGTATCAACTGTAGTAGTTGTACCTGCTACAGATAAATCACCTGTTATTGTAAAGTTACGTATGCCTGTATAGTCTTTATTAGAATCAAGTATAACTGCTTTAGAAGCTACTGCTGTACCTACTGCAGTTGAACCTATGTCAAGTGCATTAAGTTCTCCTACCACTGCAGTAATACCATCTAGTACGTTTAACTCTGAAGCTGTTGAGGTAACTGCTACATTTTCATTAATTTTAGGAGATGTTAATGTCTTGTTAGTTAATGTGTCTGTAGATACAAGTGATACTAGTGTTGAGTTAGCCCCTGCAGGTAACATAAGAGTATTAGTTACACTTGCTGAGTGAGGTTGTGCAAATACTTTTTGTCCGTGACTATTACTTTCACAGTTAAATACTATAGCACCTGAGTTGGTGTTACCTCTTACTACAACTGTACCTGTCCCGTTAGGTGTTATGCCAATATTACCATTAGATGTAGACGTTATAATAGTACGAGCTAAAACATCTAAGTTACCACCTAATTGTGGTGATGTATCTTCTACTACGTTAGCCAGATCATCACTTGAACCAGTACCAGCAAGAACAGTACTTCTAGTAATTTTTTTAAGTCCACCACCAGATGTATCAATAGCTAAAAAGACATCATCATTAGCAGCAGTTGATATTTCAGTTAAAGAAGATACAGCAGTAGGATTAAAATTAGTGCCATCTGCAATAAGAAGCATACTGTCTGTGTTAGTACCCATAACTAAATCATCACCTGATATAGTTAGATCACCTGTTACAACAACGTCACCACTAAAGGTAGCTTTACCAGCAAGAGCCATATCAATGTCTAGTGCAGTAATTGCACTTGAACCATCTGTACCTTTAATAGCAAAGTTTTTATCAGCAGTTTTTACTATTAGATCAACATCAGTAGAGTTATTAACTACGTCAAGTATAGATGTTCCACCAGATTTAACAGTTACATTATTGCCACCTGCATCAAGAATAATATCTCCACTAGAATCTAGTGTGATGTCTGTTCCATCATTAGTAATAGTGTCTAGTGCAATGCCTCCTACATTAGTAATGTCAGCGTCACTAAATGATGTAGCACCTAATGTGTTAGCTGCAGCAGTAGAAGTAATACCTGCACCTGCAGTATATAAACCTCCAGTAGCTAATGTACTAGACAGATCTACTGTACCATTTATGTCTATAGCTGTAGCAGTTAAATCAATCTCGTCTGTTGCTGCAATAGATAAAACTGTTGCACTAGAACCGTGAATAAATTGACTAGCATCGTTAAAAAGTATTTTGTTTGTAGAGGCAATAGTGAGGTCAGCAGCAATATTAACTGCACCGTCAATGTCAACTATGTCTAGGTTTGTAGTGCCATCTATATCTATGTTACCACTAATGTCTAGGGATGCTCCCGTTAAGACACCTGCAACTGCAAGAGTTCCTGATATATCTACTGCACCATTTATATCTACAGCAGGTGCAACTATTTGTACTTCAACGTCTGCTACAATATCTAGTTGTCCATTAGTAGACGAGTTAATGTAGATTGCTGTATCACGAAACTGTAGTTTTTCATCAAGAGCAATAAGTATGTCGTTAGAAAACTCAAAGTAATTCTCGTCTTCCATCCATTTTAATACACCATCGTTTGACTCACCATCAAAAGTAATAGTAATATCTGTGCCTGAAGTACCTGCACCAAAGGTAAGTGTGTTACCTAATAGTTTAGTTACTGGTCCACCTTCGCCTGCAGTACCATCGTGAGTGTGTCCTGAACTAGCCGTAAATGCAGCTAAGAGTTGGTCAAACTCATCGTTAGTATCCGCTGCATTGATAGTGTCCCCATCTGCATAATCCGATTGTCTTGTATAGGTTGCACCCATTATCTTCTAGCCCCTAATTGAAATTCCATTTGAAATCCTTTTAATGAATACGGACCTGTTGCATTAGCTCCATCTTCTACTCTTAATGCTACGGCAAAGCCTGAACCTTCTACTGATTTTCTTACAATAGGCTGTGAAGGACCACCGTATGTAGCCCCACCATAAATTGACACTGCACCGTAAGTACCTGCAACGTCAGTTGAATCTAGAGGATACGCTGCTGGTCTTGAAGAATCTTGGGATTCGTAATCATACCGTACAAACATATCTGCGTCAATAGTTGATTCAGGTGCGTAGTTAATATTTACCCTTTGCATGTGTTTTCTTATACCCGGATCTCCAAAGGTTAAATCTGGGCTGCGATATTTAGCTTCTACTAGTGTGCCGTTAAAAGTATTACCTTGATCTTGTCTATGTACAAACCCATCAAAACTTCCGTGTATAGGTATGACATTTCCTGATTCTACTACGCTATCTGTACAAGCAGGCTTAATGCCTTTCATCTGAGAAAACTCAAATGTTTGTCCTTTAAGAACACAAATAACACCTATTGTACCTTTTTCTGCACCACCGTCTTTAGAAAAGAAAATTCTGTATTGTGTTTTATCAGGTATAACTAAAGAAGTAAAAGCTCCTGAGTCATTAAGATTATCTCTAAACAACGATTGTACATTAGAACTAATTGTACCTAGCTCAACGTCACCAATTCTTGCAGTACCAGCAATAGTTCGTAATCCATCTGGGCCTAAGAAAATTAAGTCACCAGCAAATTCTTGTATTGTATCTCCGTTAACGCAACCAATGTTACGTGTAACAGGTACAACAGCAAAGTTAGTACTTGATGTTCCCGATAGTTTAAATATCCTGTTTTCACAAAAGATAAACAAGTCTTCACGGAAAACTTTAAGTCCTACAATAGTGTCATCAACTTTAATGCTGCCTGCACCATCACCAGATGTAAAGTTATCCTCATCAAACGCAACACTAAATACTACTTCTTGAGGAGTACTAGACATGCCAGAGTAAAACATATGGTTTTTAAATGCAGCTACATGTTTAGCACCTGTTACAGAAGATGCTGATACGTCAGTAGCTGCCATTGATGTGTTAAATACAGTAGGTACATTATCTTGATCTACTACAATAAACTTATCACTGCCATCAAAGTTAAACCGTTCAAACTTATACTTAGCTGCAGCAGATCTTCCTGTGTCTCGTTCTGTCCAGCTTTCAGATATAACTGTATTAGATGAATGTAGTGCTGCTGTAGTACTACTTGTTGCTCTAGTTACACCAGTAAAAGTTGTAGTTGTTTTTCCTGTATAAGTAAATATTTCTGAGTCAATGTATACAGAACCACTAGAACTAAACGAAGCTGTACTCTTTGCATTTATAGTTCCTGATCCAGTCATTGCAGCACTAGCTATAATTTTTTGTGACAACGTAGTACTAGCAGAACTAAATATCTTTTCTCCTCTAGCAGCTACTACATAATTATGAAACAATGCAGTCATTAACATAGGCTCACTACTAAGTGCTGTTGCAGGAACTTGTTGTATTACGTAAAGGTTATGTCCGTTAATTCTTCTGTAACCACCTTCAACGTCAGGTTCAAAGTTAGTTAACTCTAAAGCTTGTCCCGGTTCCATAACAAAAGTAGATTGGTTAAGAACTAACCCACCTTCACAATTAAAAGAGAATGGTTGTACTTGGGATTGGTCTGGCATTAATTTACTCTAAGTACTGTTTTTGAGTTTCCTACATAACCTGTTGAAGGTATGTATGTAGATCTTATATAGTCAAATCTGTTTACTAATAAGCTCTGCATATTTTTTATACCTTGTTCAAATCTCTCAAAGTTTATTCCGTATTGTTGTAACTCACCTCTATATTGATATATAAATGCAGTAGCACCGTCTACTATAACTGCAGCAAATCTGTCAGGTACAGTTGTTGTGTCACCGTGTGCAACCATGTCTGCTGGAAAAGTAAAGTAATCAAACTTAATAGAATAAGATTTATCAGGATAAGGAAACATTAAGTAATTGTTATCGGGTGTTCTTACTACGTGAGTAGGTACACTACCTCTATCAAACTGTGCAACTGTAACACCACTCAAAATTGAGGCTGCTGTTGTACTGTTAGCTCCTCTAGTACACCCTGTAAATGTAGTACTAGAACCAATAGCTGTATATGAGATTTGTTCGTTGCCTATAAACAATGTACCTGCACTATCAAAACCTGTTGTGCTTGAAACAGTTATAGTAGTTACACTATCTGTATGTGTAGTACTAGTAGCTGTACTACTTATTTCATCTTCTTGTTCTATTGATTTACCTATGTAATCATTATAATTTAAGATAGAAAGTTGGCCTCCGCTAACCGCCAAGTCACTATCTTTTACTATTCTAAATGTATTATAGTCAACAACTTTAGCTGTTGTAGGTATTGAGTATCTAACTACACCAGCAGTAAGTGTCTGTGTTTTTGTGCTGTGGTTAAAAGGGTAGTTGTGTTCTCTTTGATTTATATAACGTACAGCTTCGTTAATAGCATTTTTAACTTGGGTTTGAATACCTCTACCAGAAGTAAAGGTTGCAGAAGTTAGTTCAACTTCGTTTAATTTAGAAAGAACTTTATTAGTTAAAGTTAAATATGTTTCTGCCATTTATAATTCTTTCACTGTATTGTAAAGTTAGAGAGGCTAGATTATCCTAGCCTCCCTATATATTATATTATGCTAGATAGTCTCTATCGACATCAACAGGTGCTAATGACCCTGTGTCGGAACAATCCATCATAACTGCAAATATCCTAATTATGCCACTAACAGGTGTTGTTGATATTGCTTGCAATTCCAAATCAATGGTATCAGCAGTTTCAACTAGTATGTTAGAGTCATCAGTAGGTGTAGCGTAGTCACCTGCAGTAGCAGCATCACCATCGTGTACTGCAACAAAAGTATCTACTGCACCGTGAGTGTCAGAAAAACCTAAGTTAAAGGTAACTCCAGCCGCACTAGAGTCTAGAGCAGTATCATATTGCATACCTGCTTGTAGTACTAGTGTGTTAGCTGGAACTGATATAGCCT